CACAAGATTTAAAACACGAAATTAGGCCAAGAAGCCCTTATGGTGCAGCCAAAGCTTCTGCAAGACATCTAACTAAAGTATATAGGGAATCTTATGATCTTTATGCAATTCATTGTATTCTTTATAATCATGAAAGCGAAAGACGAGGCGAGGAATTTGTTACTAGAAAAATAACTAAAAATGTTGCCAGAATACATAATGCAATTAAAAATAACACAAGTTTTGATCCATTAGAATTGGGTAATATTGAAGCCAGAAGAGATTGGAGTCATGCTCAAGATTTTGTAGAAGCAGTTTGGTTAATGCTTAATCAAAATAAACCTAAAGAGTATATACTCTCGTCAAATGAAACTCATACAGTCAAAGAGTTCGTAGAAAAATCCTTCTTGTATGCTAATATTACTGGGTTTTGGCGTGGCGAAAAGGAAAATGAAAAATTCATAGGAATTATAAATAATAAAGAAGTCACATTAATGAAAATTAATCCAGATTTTTATCGACCAGCAGAAGTGGAACTTCTTCTTGGAGATTCAAATAAAGCAAGAAAAGAATTAGGATGGTCACCAAAGATTTCATTTGACAAGCTAGTGGAAAAAATGGTAAGATGGGATATTGAAAACAGTAAATCATAAACTTTGTCAATTAGTAGTTAAAAAATTTGTTAAAGGAAATATTAATTGGCCAAGAGAGATTAAAATTGCCCAAAGATTAGTTAAAAGATTTAATTCTTTTGATTTTTGGGATAACCTTAAAGAGTTAGGAAGTCCACCTCCTTCACTAGCTTGGTTTCTCAAGCCAGAAGGTAAAGCCTTTATATTAAAAGAATATGAAAGTTTTAATTTAAATTTAAAAAAGGAGAAAGTAGAGTTAGAAGAAAATAAAGTAAATGAAGATAAAAACATTTGCAAAAAACCTAAAACCCTGCTAGAATTTATAAGATATGGGAAGAAAACCTAAAGAAGAAGTTATTGAATCATCTGGACCAACCGCGTCAGATAGATTATTATCATTTTTAAAAGACAATAAAGAAGATCATTATAATTTTGAAGATGAGGTTTATTATAAAGTTTCTACTGGTAGTTTGAATCTAGATATTGCTACTAGCGGTGGTCTTTGCCCCGGACTTCATAGATTCATTGGAATGAATGAAGGTGGAAAAACATCAGAAGCACTTGAAGTAACAAAGAACTTTCTTAAAACAGTAGAAAATTCTAGAGCTTTGCTTTTTAAAGCTGAAGGAAGATTGAGTAAAGAAATCAAAGAACGATCTGGAATTAAGTTCGTAACAGACCCTAAAGAATGGGTCGATGGAACTTGTTTTGTATTTGAATGTAATATTTTCGAAACTGTTTCAGAATTGATGAAAGATCTCATTCAATCTAATGATGAGAATAAGAGATATATTTTCATCCTTGATTCAGTTGACGGATTAATGACAAAGGGCGATTCTCAAAAGAGCATGACGGAAGCGACAAAAGTCGCAGGAGGAGCAGTTATTTCTTCGATGTTAATGAAGAAGATTTCTCTTGCCCTTTCTAAGCGTGGTCATATGGCTATTTTTATTAGCCAAGTCCGATCTGATATTAAACTTGATCCTTACGCTGCAAATAAAGACATTCGTCAAACTACTGCTACTGGCGGAAATGCATTGTTGCATTTTGCTAATTGGATTCTTGAATTTGAACCAAAGTTTAACAAAGATCTAATTCTAGAAAAGCCAAATGAAAAATACGACGCAATTAAAAATAAAATTATTGGACATAATGTAAAAATTATAATTAAAAAGTCTACGAATGAATCTACAAATTCTAAAGTTCAATATCCAATCAAATATGGTCGCAAAGATGGATCTTCTGTTTGGAGAGAATATGAAGTTATTGATCAAATTCTTTCTTGGGAGTTTGCGACTGCAAAAGGAGCATGGGTCACCTTCTCAGACGAGATTATTGAAGAACTCAAAAATGTTAATTTAGAATTAAAGAAACAACATCAAGGGATTGATAATCTAAGAACTTACCTAGAAGAAAATAAACCAATCGTAGATTATTTTTATAATAAATTCATTAAAACCCTTGCGTCATGAGATTGCTAAATATTAACGGAAAACTCGTTAATAAAAACGTAAGAAATTATCTTGTAGATTGGGACGGAAAATGCAGAAGCAAACTGCAATTTAAATTTAAACAATTCTTCTATCCTTATTGGAAAAATCATATTGTATATGAGGAGTTTCCAGTTTATGGAACGATGCTTAAAGTCGATTTATTAAATGCAACAAAAAAGATAGCAATTGAGATACAGGGCGATCAACATGAGAGCTTCAATAAGTTTTTTCATGATAACTCTAGATTAAAATATCTTCAAAGTATTAAAAGAGATGTTAAAAAAGAGAAATGGATTGAAATGAATGAATTTAAATTCTTAGAACTATACGAAAGTGATCTAAAGAATTTATCGCCACAATATATAGAAGAAAAATGTGGCATTTTAATAATTTAAAATTATGAAAGAAATACAAATGTATACTCATTTTTTTAAGGATTATCCTTTTGTAGAGTCCAATTGGTATAAAGCTTTATCAAACAATCCAGAAATAACCACGCCAAAATCTGAGATAATCAAAAAAAATAATAAAAAATTCGTAAATCTTGATGATAAAATTTCAATTGGCGAATATGATTCATACATACATATATCTTCAAATAAAGAGGCCGATTTCGTTGGCATAAATCATTATAGAAGATATCCATATTTTTTAAATCAACATAAAGTGTTAGATTCTAAAGTTTTCTTTGAGCCAAATGAAGAAAATTTAAAATTCTTAACTTCACAAGATCAAAAAAACGCTGCATTAGATTTATTAAAGACTTTTGAAGTTATATTGTCTAGACCAATCCATCTGTCGTATAATGTGGAAGAACAATGGAAGATGGCGCATTCAATCCAAGCTTTTGATATAATGAGAGAAGAATTAACTAAAACTGAACTTTCTGAAAGTTTAGGTTATTTTGATCATAATAATTTACATATTTTTGCATACCATTTGATTACAAAATGGGAAATTTTAAAAGAATTCACTGATTTTTATATTAAATTTATAAATAAACTGGTTGAAAGAGAAGACTTTTTAACAATATTAAATTCAGATATAGAAACACATCCAAGGTTTATAAATAAAAGATTACTATCTTTCGTAGGGGAAAGGTTAGTACCATTATGGGTTTTTCATAAAAGACTAAAAAGTGCACATATTCCTTGTATTGTAACTGAAAAAGATGGATAAATATGTGTAACATCTTCTGGTGACAAATAAGAAAAAATTTAATTTTCCAGAATCCCTTTTAAAGCAAATTGATGAATGCAGTTTTGGTGGATACATAATGTTTAATTTTTCAAGTAAAGGCGAACCTCAAGTATACACAAAGTTCGATAATCAAATAAATGCTATGGCGCTTTTATATTATGTTAATACTTGGAGTCAAAGCGTAGATCAATTAAATTTAGAAGCAACAACAGATCAAATAGCAAAGAAAAACCTAGAAGAAGACGATTTTGATGATTCAGAAGAAGATAAAGATTAAAAACACTTGACTTTTAATTTTTAGTTTGGTATCATATAAAGCTGGATGATATACTCTTTACAAGTAGAAAGACATGTACTAAGCGGTTTATTAAGGCATCAAGACCTATTTGCAGATATTGATGTATTTTTAACTGAAAATGACTTTTATAATGATGTTCACTCATCAATATATACTATATTTAAAAATATTAAGCATAAGGGCGAAAACGTAGATAAAGTCCTATTGGCTGAAAAGATCAAGAATCTTGGTATTACATTTAAAGACGAGATTAATATATTTGATTATATTGATAATTTAAGCTTCTCACAAATCACAGAAGAAGCCACAATGACAGCTTGCAGAGAATTAATTAAATTAAGAGTTCGCAGAGAAATATCTCAAACAGCAGACAAATTAAAAGATTATGTAAACAAGAATTCCGAAGATTCAATGGACGAAATTATTGGTAAGATTGATCAAATTTATAATAAGAAAATATCAGCATATTCACAAAATGATGTGCCAATTAATATTTTCGCTGAAGTTGAAGATCTTGTAGAAGAAATTGGTAATTCTCCAAAAGAAGATACTGGACTTATTACTCCATACTCTGAATTTAATAGAATGTATGGTGGTTTGAAGAATGGTAATATTTATGCAATCGCAAGTAGGCCGGGTCAAGGTAAATCAACTTGGTTAAATGATATTTGTTTTAAGACTTCTATTAATCCAAAGAATAAAACTAAAACTCTTATTCTTGATACCGAAATGCAAACTGTAGACATTCAATTGCGAATGGTAGCATCATTAACAGATGTTCCAGTATGGTATCTTGAAACTGGTAATTGGCGTAAGAATGAAGAGATGACTAGAAAAGTAAGAGCAGCTTGGGCAAAAGTAAAAACTTATGAATATTTTCATTATCATGTAGGAAATAAAAACATTGATCAAATATGTTCTATTATCCGCAGATGGTATCTTTCTAAAGTCGGTCGTGGAAATCAAGCGATGATAGCCTATGATTATATTAAACTAACTGGCGAGAAGGTTGGTGCAAATTGGGCAGAGCATCAAGCAATTGGTGATAAGATTGATAAGCTAAAAAGAATCTCAGAAGAAATTCATTGTCCAATTATTACTGCGATGCAATTAAATCGAAGTGGAGAAAGTTTCAATAGAAAAGCTAGTGAAGTTGTTGATGATAGTTCTGTAATTTCACTATCAGATAGATTACAATGGTTCGCATCATTCGTGGCAATCTTTAGAAGAAAAACTCTTGATGAGATTACTCTTGATGGTCAAGCATTTGGAACTCATAAACTAATTCCAACTAAAACTAGATTCCAAGGAAAAGATGCTGCGGGTCATCAAGACTTAGTAAGAAGATTAGATTGTACTGGTAAGGAAACTTGGGCGCAAAACTATCTTAATTATCAAGTTACAAATTTCAATATTGAAGAAAGAGGATCATTACTTGATGTGGCTGAAAGACAAAGAGAACAATATGAATTAAATGATCAAAATGCAAATGATGGAGAATTACTATGAACGTAGATTTAGTATCAGTTACAAAACCAGAAATTAAAGGAATTAAAAATGCAGAAGATCTAGTTGCATTCTGCGCTAGAGTTAGCAATCCATCTAATCAAATGAATGTTGAAACTGCCCCAAAGTTATTAAAGTTCTTAATTAAACATAAACATTGGAGTCCATTTGAACTAGTTGATATGTGCGTTGAAATCAAAACTAGCAGAGGAATTGCAGCTCAAATTTTAAGACATAGATCATTTAGCTTTCAAGAATTTAGTCAAAGATATAGTGTTGCAAATGAGTTTGAAGATATTGAACTTCGCTTACAAGGAGATAAGAATAGACAAGTAGGAGAAATTCTTATGCCCACAAATATAGATGCGTATGATAAAGTTAACGAACTTCTTATAGAATCTTTGTCGCTTTCTCAACATTGTTATGATACAATGATCGAAAATGGAGTCGCAAAAGAAGTAGCAAGAATGATATTACCTTTGACTACTCAAACAACAATGTATATGAAAGGCTCACTTAGAAGTTGGATTCATTATATTGAATTAAGAACAGAACAAAATACTCAAAAAGAACATAGATTAATTGCAGAAAAATGCAAGAAGATCTTTATTAAAGAATTCCCTGTTATAAGTGAGGCATTAGAATGGATCAAGTAAATGTTTATCAAATCCTAACCGACTTAGG